ACACCGGTCAACTGCGCATCCACGCCGTAGATCACGGCCCGGTTGCGCAGCGTCAGACGCAGGCTACGCTGCCGGAAGCTGCCGAGCCGATCCGTGAATACCCGGCGGCGATGCTCAAATCCGGTGCCTGACGACATGACCCGCTGCGGCCCATAGGTGAACCCGCCATCATCGGACCAGTCCAGCGTCACGTCGCCCGTGCTGCCCGTCTCCATCTCCACCTCAAGCCGGTGCAAGAAGCCGCGGCCGGCATCGGCCCACAGTGGCGGGAGTATCACCATGCGCTCCACGAGCTCCCCGGCATCCGTGCCGAGCGACGGGTCCGGCGACCAAACTTGGCCGGTTCGATAGTCGCCAAACAGCACAATGTCCGAGCGCAGCACCGCGCATTGTGGACGCCATCGCCCATTGCCGTTCACGTCACTGCTACGGTCGTGCCAGAGCTTGGTCGCCACGTCGTAGACCACCGTCCGGCCGGCAAACGTCAGCGCGTAGAAGATGTGCCCGTCCTGCGAGTAGGTCAGCGCCGCGACGACCGATGGCGCACTCTCGGACCGGATCAGCGCCTCAATGGAATGCGTGCTGACGCGCCGGCCCTGATAGCCGTCTGACCGATACACGATGCAATCCGTACCCACCCACCACACGCTGCCGTCCGCTTGGGCAACGCCGCGGGGAGAGGCTGATCCGTAAGGGACGACGCCGCCCGGCTGCGGTGCGAAAGGAAACCCGGGGCCGGGGTCAATCACGACAGCCCAGACCTGCACGCCGGCCTCGCCCAGCATCCACAGGTCGCCTCGATGCGCCATCACGCGGCGGACCACGTTCGGCAGGGCATCGCTGTATGCGAAATCGAAGGCGTCGTAGGTCGTGGGGTCCAGCAACTGACTGCTGAAAAACCTGGTGTCGTTGTCTGCGCCCGTGAACACGAAGTAGCCGGCCAGGTAGGCCACGCTCGCGGCCCCTGGGAAGTTGCCGCCGATCTGGTGCAGCACAAGGTCGGAATGCCCAGCCACATAGGCTCGTGGCGGCATGCACACCACGATGGCGGTCGGCCCTACAGCGATGGTGATCAGGTGCAGGCTGTCCGTGATGCCGACCGAGCCAAGGTTGATCGGAACGCCCGTGGGTTCCGACCGATACAGCGTGCCGCCAGACACGACGTAGAGCCTGCCCGGCAGGTCATCGTTCATTGCCCAGATCGGCCCGGTGCCGTAGGTCGCGGCCAAGGCAAGCCCGGGCGTGGACAGCAGCGCCACGTCGCTGCGCGCGTCCGACGGCTCCTGCTCAGCAAAAAAATTAAGCAACCTTTTGGTTGTCAGCGGCGGCGAAAGATGCTGGTAGCTGTCCGTCGCCAGCGGCAGACGGCGCAGCGTGCGCGGAGAGGGTGCTTGGGCCATCTAGTTGCCCTGGACGCCGGTCTGCCACCAGCGCACCCCCCAGCGAGTGGTAAGCGTGGAAGGCATTATTGCGACCCTCCGCCAACAATGTTACCGATGCCAGCGTTGGAGACATTGGTCGTCACGTTTCGGTAAGCATTGGCCTGCACGGTGACGCCGCTTGTCCCAGGCTCCAGAGCGACACCATAAGTCAGGTTGACAAAGGTATTACCCGTGATGATGCCGGCGTTAAGGGCGTCGTTCGCAACCAAGTGAACACCCGTCGCATCATTGGAAAACTGTTCGCCCGCGCCGAATAGGATGCCCACAAAGTGATTGCCGGTAATGCTCACGCTATGGTTGCCGCCGCTGAACACACCTTGCTGAGTGCTCGGCAGGAATATGATGTTGTCGTGAACGCCGAGCCGCATAACGCCAGCCCGCAAGAATATCTGATAGCGCGCCGTGTTTAACTGGCTGTTCGAGATCGTCAGCTCGTCGGTATTGACCGAATCCAACTCCTGATAAATGCCAAACTGGCCAAGGGTAAAATTGAGTTTGTCGAGCTGATACCCCTGCGACCAAGTTCCGATCTTGATGCCATAACCCAGGTTCCAGAACCCAGACCGGGTGACGTTGAACACGGCAGCCAGGCATCCGCTCGGGTAGGCAGCGCCAGGCGCAGTTCCTTCCAGCAACATGCCGATCCCGGTTTCGTTCGGGTTGGTAAACACTGCCGGGTCAGCGTCGGTGATGTTCATGCCGTCCACGTCGATGAAGCTGACGTTGGTCGCATGGACGCCCATCCGCCAAAACTGTGTCGGGCCGCTCATCTGGAAACGGCCGGTGCCCATCATGGACACGTCGCGAATTTCGGAATGGTAGGGCGTGCCGGGGCAGGCGCTAGACCCCGCATTGGAAAAGTCGTTCGTCGCCGTGATGGCGTCTGCCGTGCCGGCCTGCGCGGTCAGCAGCGTCATCCGCTCGACGGCAAAGCTGTGATGATCGGAATGCTCGGCAAACAGGATGCCACCGGTTGTGCCCGTCCAAAACAGCGACGTGCCAGCCGAGCCGATGCCGCGGATGATGGCGCGGTGCGTGCCCGTGGTCGGAAACGGCCATGAAAGCTGAGCGTCGAACTTGTAGATGCCCGCGCCGAACTGCACACAGCCTTGGCGCGGCGCCGCAATCGCTGCCACGGTGGCAAATGCCGTGTCGCTCGCAGTCGCGCCGGTCGGATCGGCACCAAACATGTCGATGTTGAGACATGGCTTGTTCGCTGCGTCCCGCAAAGCCATGGCTGTGGCGCTACCAGTCGGCGTCACATGCTGGCTGGACACGTCGCCATTGATGCCCTGCTTGGCCGCTAGGCCCCCATCAACGTAACCCTTAGGTGTAGCCTGGGCCGGATCGGTCGGCGTCGCCACCTTGGGCGATGGCAGATTTTGGGCTTGCGCCAGCAATGGCAGCAACAGCGCCAGCGTTGCGAGCGTGGGGACCGTCACGATACGCATACGAATCCACCGTTATTCCATGGCAGGCCGGGCGTGGTTGGCTGGGCTTTGGGCAAAACTGAGAGATCAGTTGCAACAAGCAACGCTGCAAATTGCGGCACTTGCACAAACTGCGCAAAGATCGCGCTCAGCTCGGCCGCCGTCAGCTTGTGGGCGTTAGGCGACGGAAGGTCGATGAGGGGAATAATGCTCATGCAGGATTTCCCAAACAGGACGGCGCGGCGACGGGTGGAACAGCGGCATCGGCGTCGGTTGCGGCCTTGCTGATGGCAGCACGGATACCGTCCACAATGTGCGCGACCTCGCGGTAAGGCCGTTCAACCAAATAGGCACCAATTTGCTGCATGAGGGCGCCTGGCAAGGTCACGTCGTCCATGCCCTAAACGGTCCTGATTTTTAGAAAGCCATCCGGCGTCACGTATACGCGGCTGACTGGCAATCCAGCGGCTACTGCGGCAGCTTGATCCGCCAGTGCCGGCAGACCAAACACGTCCAGGCCGGCATTGGCTGATAACCGGCCAAAGGTCGTGATCCCCACGCATTCAATATGGTCATCATAAAGCGTAAAGGCGACGTTTCGACTCGGACCTTGCAGAACGACGCCGGCATTCGCGAAGATGAGTGCTCCGCCCCCGCTCGGCAAAGTGACATCGGACCGAATTTCGGAAATCAAATGCCCGCTGACCGGTTCGCGCCAGCCTACCGTGTAGCCGGATGGCATATCCACTGCAATTTGCGTGGCCAAGCTGTCAGCGCCGAAGATGATGCCTTCAAGGAATTGGCACGCTTTGCTTGCGTTAACCGTCATGACGGAACTGACGTTCGTCCCATAGCCCAGATCGGGCCGCCCGGCGCTGGCCCAGTAGGCGGTGGTGAAGCCGGGCATGATGGGGTTATAAGAGGTCGTTTGCACCACGTTGCCAGCGTTGGCAACGTTGACCTCAATGCCTTGAGTGTAGCCAGTGATCCCGGCATCGCGGCGGGCTTCGATATAACCGCCGTAGGCCGTTTGTACTTGTGCTATGTTGTTGTTGATCGAGAAGCTGCCAAAGGCAAAAGCTCCCTGGCTCCCGCTTTGAGTATTATCGCTTGTCCGAGTGGCAAACACCGCTGCGGCATGACCAACTTGGGACTGAAATGTTGCGGTATTACCCGGCCCGCCCAGCCCAGGAACGCTGGCAAGCCAGTTGCCCCCCACGATGGCGTTGGGTACGCCGGTTCGCACATCTTGATCGCCTAGGAGTTTCATGAACTCGGTCGCCGTCAGCTTATGCGCGCCTGGCGTTGGTAAATCCACGATGGCAATAGAAGTCATGCTACGTCACCCTAACCGGAACTGGCCAAGCAGGCCCTGACCAAGGATGGTCGTGGGGAGTATGGCGACATTGTCGAACAGCCCGATGCCAGGCCCGCCGATGGCAGGGTCTGGCACTCCAATGCCGAATTGCGGGTCCAGGCCCAGGTTATCAAGCAATCCGATACCAAGGCCACCCAGCGCCGGGTCAAGCGCGCCGATGCCATCCAGCAGCAGGCCCGCCGGCAGCCGCGGCAGCACGATGCCACCGCGCACATCCAACAGCCCACGGGCGATAATGGCACCGCCACCTGCACCGTCCAGCGACAGCAGCATCTCGTATCGGCCAGACCAGCAGCCTGTGACCTCGCGCGGCATCGTCACCTGCGCCGTGCCCAGCAGCGGGTCGATCGGCGTTGCGGCGGCCTGCCACAGGATGCGGTGCGGCTCAGTCAGCCAGCCCAAGCCATAGTCGCAGTGGGCGCCGTAGCCGTAGCCAGCGCCGTAGCTGCTCGGCCATGCGCCGCCGTGCATCACAGTGGCGGTCAGGACGCATTGCGTCAGGTCCAGCGCGTTGCCGGCGGTGTCGAAAATCGTGAGCGCCAGGGTGATGTCATCGCCGCGCGAAATGGCGAGGTTGCGGACCGGCATCCGCAACGGTGACGCGCGGGTGATCTCAATTGCGAAGGGGATCAGGGTGCCGGCGTAGGTCATTAGAAATACGGCACCACGACCGGCCGGCGCAGCGACGGCACTGAGATGCCACGGGTCAGCATCATGTCGCCCATCTGCCACAAGTTCGGATCGGCCTTGACCTCGAACTCAGGAGCCAGCAGCGCCGCGGCCATTGAGACGTATGGCTCCTCTGCCCAAACTGGAAGATCGCCTCCGTAGAGGGTCCAGCGCACACGCCCGCGGGCCTCAAGATCGGCGTGCACCGCCTTAACCTTCTGTTCAGCCAAGGCCTGCCCGAGCGGCCCGCCCATCACCGTGCGGCGGATCCGGCTTTCCATTGCGGCATACATCTGCAGGTCGAACGGCTTACCAAACTCCGGCCCCATCTGCTGCACGGCAAGGTCGGTCACCGCATCAGCCAAATACGCCGGGATGTGGTCGGCGTCCCAATCGGCCAGACCCAGCGCGGACAATTCTGACGCAATGGCGCGGACCCGATCCGCAGCCCGCAGCGCCACGCCTGCGATCACCGCAGCCTTGCGGATGCTGGACTCGGCAGCTTCGTAATCGGCGCGGCTGACTTGCCGGTCCGGCGCATCCTGCCGCACGCCCAGCGCCGGGGCCAAGGTGGCAGAGGCCATCGTCACATAGTGCGCGGCATGAGCCACAGGCACGGCGGCCAGCGGCCAGGACACGATGCCCTGCGTCACTAGCGCGTCGTGCGCCGCGGCGACCTCCTGCTCAGCCAGTGCCTGCCCGCGGTAGCCGGACAGCACGAAGCGCCGTGCGGCTGCCATCGTCGCATCCTGCGCCGCGGGATCGGGCGCTTTGCCGAACACCGGAGCCAGCAGCGCTGCCGTCATGGAAGCGTAGGCATCGGCCAGGGCCAGCGGTATCGCGTTCAGCAGCCACGTCGCCAGCCCGGCCGACACCAGCATGTCGTGCACGGTGGCAACGCGGTTCTCGGCACGGGCCTGCGCGACGGGGCCGGTCAGCGCCTGCCGCCGGATCATCTCCAGCGCCTCGGCGTAGGCCTCAGCGTTGCCCGGCAGGCCGAAATACGGGCCGAGCAGGTGCGCGGTCATGGCGATGTAGTGCGGCGCCACGCTCAGCGGCACGGCAGACAATGGCCACGCCACGTAGTCAAGCGACACCAGCGCATCGTGCACGGCGACCACCTGTGACGTGGCGAGCGCCTGATCCTCATTTGAGGGCATCTCGTCGGCAGCGGTCACCGTCAGCTTGGCCAGCGCCTGCTTGGCCAGCGCCGCAAAATCGGTTGCCGCGCCAGACGCCAGGCCAGCCACATCCTGCGGATTGACGCCCAGCAGCAGCAGCGCACGCCGGGCCGGGTCAAACGCCGGCACTAGCGAGGTGACGACCTGCGGGCCGGCAGGATTACCACCGAGCGCACGGGCAGTGCGCGTTCCCATCTCGGCCAGCGTCACCGTGCCGTTGCTCGCCGGCCAGTCGGCAGCCGCCACCGGAACCCCGAGCTGCCGCGCAACCCGGCCCGCCACGTCCTGCGACGTGAGGACCGGGCCGGCAGCCGCGACCGCAGACGCCGGGATCAGCGCCAAGCCGATCTTGCGGAGCGCGCGGGCGCCGAGTTGTGTGACGGTGGCGGCCACGTTGGATTAGGACTTGGCGGCGGGGGCCGGAGCGGCTGCCGGGGCGGTGGCAGGCTTGGCGTTGGCCGGGCCACCCTCGCCATCCGGCGTCGGCGTGTGCGTCGTGCCATGCGCGCCAGCCGCGTCGAACACCGTGACGCCTTCGGCAGGCTTGACACCAGTGGACGGGCCGGACGGATCGTCCGTCTTTTCGGCCAACACGTCGTCGCGCTGGCGCTTGCCGGTGACGCTGGTGCCATCGGGGCTTTGCCCGTCCGCCTCCTCGCCGCTGGCCTCCAGCTTGCGCTTGGCCTCAATATTGCCGGCGATGCTGTCAGCTACCGCGCCGCGCGACGCAGCGCTGGCCTCACGCTTCAGCACGACCTGCGCGCCGTGTTCGGCATGTTCGCCCTTCAACTCAGTCATGTGCGTTTCCCTTTCAGGGTGAGCGTGCCCACGGACAGGACAGGCTCCGGTTCAATTTCGGCTGGCTGATAGCGGCTCTGGAACGGACCATCCGCCAGCACCTCAAGCAGCCCATCCACACCCCGCACGATCCAAGACAGTTCCGGCAGGGGTTGCAGTCCGTGCATCGTCTGCACGAAAGCGCCCAGCCGGCCTTGGAACGACACCGCCGCCGCAATTTCCAGCGGCAGCGCAGCAAGATTGCTGCGCCACTGATGGGCCTCGACGGCGACGGAGCGAGGCATAAAATCAGGCATGGACTCTCCAAACAGGGCCAGGCATCACCGGCCCCGCCGGATTACTGGTCGTTCGGCGCCGCGGTGAAGATCGTATAGACGCCGTGGTCCACGAGGTTCGTGTTCTGCTGCGCCGGATCTGCGTTCCGCGAGAACCGCAGCTTGTCCAGGCCGCGGATTTCCTCGCAGCCGATGCCGTGCTCGAACTTGTAGTCGTAGGTGTCCTCAGTGAACTCGAAACGCTGCGCCAGGGCATAGCCCACGGCCTGCGCACCACAGAGGACGTTCTGCTCGACTGGAACCGGCGTCGCGGCACCGTTCGGAAACGCCGTGAACTCGTATTCCTGCTTGACGATGATGCCGTTGGTGATGAGGTCGCCGCCCGTAAACAGCGGATTGTCCTTGCCGCGTTCCATGCCGAGCTGCAGGTCCTGGCGCATCTCGGGATCGTCGTAGAGGTCGCGGAACGCTGCCGGGCCGAGGAACGCGACATACCACTCCTGGCCACCGCTTTTCTGGCGGACGGGGCGGATGCGCGGCTTGGCCTGCTGGGCGCGGCGTTTGGCCAGGCTCAGCACGCGGCGGGTCATGCGACCGCCGAAGTCGGCGCGGGTACCGCCAGCGCCAGGCGTGACGGTGCCGGTCAGGTTGGCAAGGCTCGCGGCCATCGTCGGGGCCGTGTTGCTCATCTTCTCGCCGTACTGCACGCGATCCGCGTTATCCAGCGCCCACTGGTCCCGCTGTGCGGGTGTGGCGACGCCATAGGTCAGGCCGTTGATGCTGTGAAAAGCGTTGATGATGTCGACGCGGAACAGCTCAAGCGACCAGTTCTTGAGGCTCGGCTTGGCCGCACTCATCTTGTCGATGAGTTGCTTCTTGGCGGTCCACTTGTCGATGGCCACCGCGTGCCGGATGAAGTCCACGATGATGGACATATACCGGTCGCCAAGGAGCTCCTCATTGCCGCGGAGAACCTGGTGCCCGCGCACACCAGCGCCGGCAAGACGGTTGATGAATGCGAACTGCACCCGGTCGCCGTTGCGGCGCAGCAGGTCTTCCTTGACCTGGATGATCGCGCCCTCATCGCTGCCGATGTAGGGGGTATACATATTCTCACGCACGAACTCGCGGTAGAAGTCGCGAGCAAAGATCAGCGGTACGTTTACTGCATTCTCTGGTGAGAGATTCATCGGATCGGCCACGGCCAATCACTCCTTACCCAAATAGTGACTCGATCGGGTCAGGTCCGGTGTATGCGGCGCCCGCTCTGGCGCCGGCACTTGCGACCTTGCCCAGCGAAGGGGGCAGGTTCGGGGGTGCGCTTTGACGTTGGGGAACGGCCTGTGCTTCAGCAGCGATTTGTGCGCGGATTTCGGCTTCCAGCCTTTGCCGCGTCTCGGCTTCCGCCTTGGCGCGCAGTTCTGGGTTGGCTTGGTCTGCTACAGCCTTGACAACATCGTAACGCTTTACGAGCGCATCCCATGGGTCATCCTCATTCAGGATTTCACCATGGGTTGCTGTGCCTTTGATATTCGCATTGAACCAATCTCTGGCTTCATTGACGCGCTCATTCCCGTAAGAACGCCGTGCGCCAGCCTCAGACAGTTTCAGTATGCGGGTTTCAACGGCAGCTTGTTGCGCTATTGCATAGCCTTGCGGGTCCTCCGCAGGGTTCGGCACATAGGCTGGCTGTTGCTGTTGCTGCGGTGCGCGGAGCCGGGCCAATTCTGCTTCAAGAGCTTGCAGCCTTGCGGTAGCAGCCTTTTCGCGTTCCTCGGCACGAGCGCGCTCAACCTTCTCGGTCGAGGCTTGTTCCCGGTAGTCGTTGCGCTCCTTCCGGAGCCTGCCGAAAGCAGGGTCACGCCCATCGTTGTCTGCGGGGTCCGGCGGCGATCCCGTGTCCTGGCCCGCGGGCTGGGCAGCGTCAGGCTGCTTTGCCGTTGGCGCGTCGGGGGCTTTCGCTCCCGGCTCAGGCGCCGATGGCTCGGGCGCGGCCTGCGGCTCGGGCTGCACCGGAGCTTGCGGCTCGGGGGCGGCGGCGGGCGCAGTTGCGCTAGAGCCTCCGTAGAGGTCTTTCAACGAGTCTGACATGATCTGCTTAGTCCTGTCTGGTTAACGGCCCGACACGGCCAGCACAGCGTTGACGCACGCTGGGAGCGACACCCGGTAAGCCCCGGGGAGGGCATGGCGCGGCATCGCTGGGATGCGGCGCAATCTCGGTTGTGGTAGCGTCAGGCGAACCTTGGGAAGCTCAAGCCGTGACACGGGAACAGATGGAAGAAGGGAAACGCGAAATGCTTAGAAAGAATGGACCGCCGTTATTTCATTCCCCGGCAACAACGGGGCATGAGAACTTTGCCGCTATGACTAAATACGGCTCTGCCCCCAAGGCGGACGCGAGTCCAAAGCTTCCTCGGCCACAATCTCTACCAGCTTTGGGTCATTTTCCCAAGACGGGGCGATAAGCCGCATCTCAAACCAAGTCTGCAAATCGGCAAACGCCTTCGGCAATGCTAGAAGCATCTGCTCCGGCGTCATGCTTTCGCCCGGCAACGCAACAGCATGGCGGATCACCTCGCCGCCAACTGTCACCTTGACCATAACCACTAATGCATCTGGGATGGTATCAAGCATATCAAAATCGCTCACTGTGTCATTCCTTGCTGCTGTGGCGCTACCGGCGGCGGTTGCATAATCGGATTCATTTCTGGCTGCACCGGTCCCACGCCGGGCACCACAGGAACGTGCTGCGCCTCAGCGTGATCCATCGCCATGCCATGCACCTTCACGGTGCTATCCACCTGCCGGCTCTGCGCCTGTGCCATCTTGTCGGCGGCGTCGGCCTGCGCCTTGGCAAGCTGCGCGTGCATCATCTGCGCCTGCATGGCCTGCTGCGCCTGTTGCCCAGCCGCCTGCTGCTGCTGGTGCTCCTTGATCTGCTCGACCAACTTGTCCTTGTCCTTGAGGCTGCTGGCCTGGATCAGCACCTCGACCGGGATCGCGCCCGGGTTGGCCTGCGCGAACTGCATCAGCGCCTGGAACTGCTCGGCCGCCATCGTGGGCGTATCCTGGCCCTCCTCAAGCGTGATCTGCATATCCAGGCCGCCGAGGTCGTTCTCGTATTTGACCACGATGCCCAAGCGCGGATCGCCAGGCCGGATGCCATACCGCTGCGCCTGCATGGCTTTCTGATCAGGTGGCAAACGGGCAAGGGCTTCCCCGAAAGTGATGGGCGTGTTGATGCCGACGAACTTGCTGCTGCCATTGTCATCGGTCACATGCAGCCAACGCTTACCATCCCAGAACTGGCGAATGCACATGTAGCCGCGCTCATACATGCGCCGCGACCATAGCCGTAAGCCGTCGAAGTCCGGCTCCTGTTCAACAGCGCCGCCAGCCTGCTGCAAGCTGATGGCCCGGCCAGACAACTCCCGCGGGTCCTTGCCCATCATGCTGGAGTTGGGGCCGTGGCCTTGAAGCCGCGCGATGGTATGCTGCAGCAGCTCGAACTGCCCGGTGGACATATCGGTGTCGCGGTTCACCTCGAACTTAAAGCCCCGGTTGACCGCAACGGCGCCGTCAGGGCGCGCAATCTGGTCGCGGGCGTCATCGACGTCGTCAACCGCGCCTTCCTCGTAGATGATGCTGCGCGTTTGCAGGATGTGCATCAGCTTGGACCGGCGGGCGTTGATCTCGCTCTGCAGCGGGATCAGGTCGCGGATCAGGCCATAGCGGTTGTTCTGGCCGTCCACATGGGCCGAACGCAGGATCAGCGGGCAGGCCGTCTGGCCGCGCCGATCCACGTAGGGCGACACTACCGGGCCATGCAGGAAACCGCCGCGGGTGTAGATACCGGTCCACCAATCACCGCCGTGCTGCCAATGGCATGTCACGATGCGGACTCGAGTACGGGAGCTGTCCACCCAAGCCGTGCTTGGCCGGTCGCCGTAGGTGTTGGCGGACCAGTCGTGCTCGTTGCCGAGGGTCTGGTCCAAGATCGCGCGGGCCTTGGGGAACAGCGACAGGAACTGCTCCTTGTCGCCCCAGATCACGGTGCCAAGGTGGCGTGCGTCGTGGAAGTCAGGGTCGGCGCTGTATTGGTCCCACCATAGCCGGCTGAACGGGATGTGGTGCATCCGCACGTCCATCGTGCCGTCGGCCGTGGCCTCGACCACGACTTCCGCGCCGCCCACGCCCTCAATGGCGATGTTGGCGAACACGTCGGAACGCAGCCGGTTGAACACGTTATCGTCGGTGACGTAGCGCAGCGCCTGCGTGGCGGCGTCGGCAAGGCCCTCATCGGTCGGTGTGCGCGGGTATGCCTTGGGGTCAGAGCGCAAGCGGCGCTCGGCGCCCATCATGTAATCCACTTTGCTGCGGATCATGTTGTCAACGATGGGCGGCTGACCGCGCTCGGCCAGTTCTGCGATCTGCGCTGCGGACCACTGCTGGCCGTCATACCAAGCCCTGTCCCGCTCGGACAGCTTGCGGGCTGGTGCGGTCGCCATCTCGGCCGCCTCAAACCGGCGCACCAAGTCATCTAGCAGCAGGTCTAGGTCGCCGTCCCAATCCTTGTCAGGAGCCTGCGGACGCTCGGCAGGGCGGGCCGCGGGGATGTGCGGATACATGCTGCCGTAAGCCGACATGCCCGGCGCCCCGGTGCGGGCGATTGCGCCGCCATCGGGGGACGATGCGCTGTCGGGAAGGCTTTGCATCGGTGTTGAAGCCTCCCTGGCGCGGGTTTACTGTGTTGGCATGGCACGAAGGAACAACTGCGCCGTCGCCCGCGGTATCAGCACCAGCAAGATGACGGCAGTGACCTGGGCGACGTTCGACGCCCTGCCGCGCGAGGTGCGCCGGGCGCTGTGGGAAAGCCCGGTGCCGATCAATCCGGACAGCGTGGCGCAGGCGCTGTCATGGGCCGGTGTGCACGAGGTGCTGGCGCGGATAGAGCGCAACGTTTACCAGGAGGTAAGCTTATTCGCTGACCAGCACCGGCTGCGGCATGGTTACGAGCTGCCGCACGTTGCGGCTGATGTTGGGATGCAGCCGTATCAAGCCGTCAGATCAACAAGCCGATCTTCCTGGCGAAATCAATAGGGTCAGCGGCGTGCTTGCGATTATTGCACGGCTGGCAGGTTAACTGAAGATTGCGGCGGTCGTTAGAGCCGCCCTTAGATATCGGCACGATATGATCAGTGTGGTATATTTTAGGTAATCTCTTGCGACAATACGCACACTTCTTTTTCTGCATGACGAAGATGTCTTTTATATCTTCACCACTATGCGTGCCGCCTGCAAGCTCTTTGCTACGTCTATTGTTGGCATATGATCTATATGCATCACGTCTTGCGATACGCCTGGCTTTGTTCTGCTCTCTAACCTTGTCGGCGTTCTTCCTGTTCCACTCGCGCTTGTATTCACGCCAGCGCTCTGGGTTTGCCTGCTGCCAAGCGTCTAGCTTAGCACGATAGGCATCAGGATTGCTTCTGGCCTGCTTCGTAGTTACCAGAAGGTGACACGCCATGCAGTTACCTTGAATAGACCGCAATGACGCATGGCCACGCTTGCAAGCTTTCCCAGTAAAATAATGCGTTGCCCCAACCGCTCTCGCATCGGCACGCGTGACGACAGGCCCTACATGTGGCACATACTGCTTAGCCATTCTGGCAACTCATCCTTGCTCGCGTGGTCAGAGGCTCGGAGGTGCTGAAACACCGCCGGGCCTCGTTTATGTAGCATAATCAATATGCTACGTCAAATAGTCATCCAATCTTTCGTGCGTTTGCGCGGGGTGCGGCGGTAATCCTGCGGCTCGGCTGGCGTGATGGGCTTAGGCTTACCCGGCGGCATCATCACGTCGAGGAGCTGGCCGACGAGTCCTAGGGCATCGACCTGATCGTCAAACTTGCCGGCGGGAAACGATAGCAACTCCGCCTCAAAGTCAGCACGCCAAGGCGCGTCAGCGGGGATGTAAAGGCCCCCAAGAGCCGCCCTGCCCCTAATGCTTTGAGCGCGGATCGCCTTGTCGCCCTTGGTCGGAAACTGCGTGCGGGCGACGTAAGCACGGCGCTCCCGCTGCCGACGATCCAGCCAAGGGCCGATTGCACCCCGAATCTGGCCCCCTTCTTCGGAAGCTCCCATCGGCTTCCATCGGATCACCAGATCACAAAACGCCTCAATCCATACATCTGAAGTCGCCTGTTGTCGCCACACGTCAACGACGTATAAGCGATCATCTGCGTCCAGACCGACTACGACGTGCGCGGTGTTATCACCGCCATTTCCGGTGACGGCATAATCCGAACCCATGAAGGTTCGCAGGCTGGATAACGGCGGCAAGGTCGGAATTGGCCTGAACCATTCAGACTTGAAGTAGGAACCACTATCAGGAATAGGGTTCTGCTGAAAGAGAGCGTTCCACGTCCGGGCGTCAGAGGTAGCCTTCTTAACCTCTAGGTCCGCTGCATAACCGTAGTTGTCATCCGCCCAAAGTGGCTCGCCGATGGCCCGGCCAAGTGGATCGTCTAGGCTGTCCGCCAGAGCCGGTAGGCGCACTACGCGCCACCTTCCGGCCTGGCGCTCCATCAGTCGTCCGTAAACGTCGTCTTGGTGCCAGTGTGTGCCGATGACGATCACGGGCGCCCCTGGCTTCAGGCGTGTGCTTAGGTCGTTCATCCACCAGTCCCAGGCTCGATCCCGGTAGGTCTCGCTGTCAGCATCCGCTCGGCTTTTCACCAAATCATCCGCAAGAACCATGTCGGCGCGGAAGCCAGTTATGGCGCCCCCTACGCCAGCAGCTCGATACTGCCCACCTCGCGTCGTTGACCACAGCTCCACGGCTTCAGTGGCCACCCCTATGCCAAGAGTGTTGGAATGCTCCATGACAAGGCTGCGGACCCGGCGCGAGAACCCCTCGGCCAGCATGGACGTATGCGAGGCCGCAATGATGGCTTGGCCCTCACGTTGCGCCAGCCACCATGCAGGGAACAAGACGCTTGCGTAGGATGACTTGCCGGCGCCTGGCGGAAGCAGCAGCAGCAGCCTATCCGTCTCGCCGTCCGCCACCGCCTGCAATTCGCGGATGACGAGCCGATGGTGCGCGGCCGGCCTTTGCCCCAAGGGAGCAAGGACCATCTCGCACCAGGCGCCGAAGCTGCGGCGGATCGTGCGACGGCGAAGAAGCTCACGGGCAGCATCTGCCGGGGTCAATGCGTCGTCTCGTTGCCCTTGCCCAGCGCGATTGCGGTCAGGGTGCCATCGTCCAACACGCTCACGTCGTCTGGCGTCAGGTTGATGTTGCGGGCGATAGGTGTGCCCTCGTGCCGGTTGAGCCACGCAACCGCCGCCGTGACCTGCGTTTCTTGGCGCTCGGCATTGCGGGCCAGGTCAAACAGGTGATCCTTGAGGGCCTGTGCAGCCTCGGCTCCACGGCGGGAACTGGCAGCAGCTTGGTTGCCTGGCGCAAACGGTGCGGGCATCAGCTTATTGGCACGCAAGCCCTTCGGCTCGCCAGGGGATCGAGCTGCACCACCCCAGCTTTCGCCCTTGCCCGAGCCGTTGCCGTGCCGTGTGCCTGACGTGGGCGGGCGCTTGAGCTTGTCAGCCATCATGCACCCCCACCGCCTTCACGGCCCCGCGCGCAACCTCGACGGCGACCTCGCTGCCCAACACCTGCATCAGCAGCCGCGTCCGCGTCTCGCTGGACCACAGGCACACACCCTCATGATCGGCGAACGGCCCGTTGGTGACGCACAGCCGCTCGCCCGCGGTGAACGCCGGCAACTCGGCGGATAGGATGGAACGGGCATCGGACTCGGCCATGAACTTCTCAATCTGGCCGCGCCGTACCGGAATGGGCCGCAGCGTTTCGGTCAGGAACAGGCGCCGCACGCCGCGGGTTGAGACGATGGGCCGCCACTGGTCGGTCAGCGGACAGAACCGCACGAACAGGTAGCCGCGGAACAGCGGCATCTCGACCTTGTGCGTCTGGCTCGGCAACACGCGGTCAGGGCGGCGCTCGGTGACCATCGGCAGGAACGCGGCGTATCCCTGGCGAACCAAGTTCTCGTGCGCCCAGCGCTCGGCTTGGCTATGGGTTTGAATGCAATGCCAGCGCGGATCGGGTGTCGCACGATGGCTACCGCAGTCCAGAGCGGCCAAGCTGTGGCCACCCTCGACTGAGGCTTTCCCTTCTAGAACATCCGATTGCGGCTTGTCAACTATCTTCTCCTCGACACGTGTCACTATGCTCATGACACCACTCCGCTAGATTCAGACAGCAAGCGCACTTGATCAAAACGAGCCTGTTCAGGATTTATTGCTGGATCAACGTGACAGCGCCTTCCAACCACGCTGAAGGCGAACATGACAGCAGCAATAGCATCTGACAAACTACAATCAACGCATTCCGATGCACCTATGCCGCAACCAAGTTGACGGAGAGCCTCTGTCTCCACGTCCTTCGCAGCCTTTGGTACGACAGGCTGTATGAAAATGAGATGCCCTTTAAGATCCCTTGCTCGTATCAAAGGATTTGTGGACATACCAATTTTTGTCAGACCATTGTGCAACGTAACAACATACACCCACGCCTTGTCGCGTGGTGGCAAGTGGCCCTGTGTTTGTATTAGCACGAACATGCGTGGATCACGGCGCCCATGTTTATCTAGGGCGTAATCATTCCAATATGTCGATTGTGCCCTCTTCTTTTTATTCAGAAGACCATTGATCCATTCCTGATCTTGCTCCGTGACCGCGCAAGGCTTTTCTGTGACGGCGTTCATGAACTGCTCCTGGCATCCTATAGTGCCGCATCGGCAAGTTGTGCCGTCGCCGCATGACCTTGCGGTGAACGAACGAGGTATCGCTTTTCGGTACACAATCCATCAGGGACGCCGACGAGGAACGCCTTGATGAATTGTTGCCAAGCACGTCCCTGACACTGGGGCCGCCAGCCTGCATCCAGTGGTCAAGGGTGCGGTTGAGGCTGGTTCGGAACTCTATACGGATACCCACAAGGGTTATCGCGGGCTGTCCCCCGAGTACGTGCATCAGGCTGTTGACCACTCTATCAAGCTACAGTCCGCCCATGATTTTTAACGTGGAAGTGCGGCCCAAGAACCAAGAGTCCCGCGGCTCACTAAAATACCAACGCGAGTCACGTTTCTGCCCATTGACCACGCCCAATGTTCCAGCTAGTAATAAGGTAGCGGCTCAGGCCCAACCTGACCTTGAGTGGTGAGACACTCAAGGCAGGCCGGCCAAAGGCTCACGATCTGACTTACATCCCGGTGGATCGGGGTGAAGCTTGGGCAGAAGACTGCGCCATTCTAACCGTGTCGGACGGGTGAATAGGTAGCAGGCGCCTATGATTTCGTCAACGTCAAACTGAAACTTTCGCGCATCAATCGCGATGTTGGCCAAAGCGTTGTATTCTGGACGACCCTTGCGTTGAAGCGCGTGGATCATTTTGCCGACGCGGCTCATTTGCAGCGTCATGCTTGTATCTCAACCGCGACCGCGCAAGAGATTTTTGCGATGATGCTCATGTGTTCCTCCAGTCGTTGGGAGTTTGCATCATCTTTGCCTGAGCGGATCGGCTTGTCGCCGATTGCGCTGCCCGCTCCCGCGCATCGGCTTTAGCCTGCAGCTTGTCCAGATACGGCATGTGCTCCAGCGCCGCGTCGGCCATGCGCCAGAACTGCGACAAGCCAGGCGACCCTTGCTCGGCGCGAAGCCTGGTCAGTGCGACCTTCCAAGTAACGCCCACGCCGGCACTGTCCATGCTGGCTACAAGTAGTGCGGCAGCCATGCTCTCGCGCTTGGTAACGGGTGGTTCTGATTGAGGCTGCTGATCCAATGCAGTTACCAAAGCAGCAATCGCAAGCCCAATGCCGGGGATCAGAACCGGCACCTCCGCCACCCGGAGCAACGCATCCCGTGCCAGTTCCATAGCCTGTCGTTCGTTCATGCCCGTTCCCCCGTCATCTGCACCGCCCCAACCCGCTCAACCCAGACCTCCCAGTGGCCGTTCGTGTGCTGCATCCACCACAGGCCGCACGCGGGCGGCGTCCTGGACGGGGCTGGGCGGGTTCTGAGCACTGTCCGGTCCTCCCCTACATCCCCAGACCCAAGACCACCCTCAGCGGCTTCCTGGCGCGGTTTGCGGGCCACGTTGGCGGTGGGGGTCATAGCGCACCCAGGATTTCGATGACCGCGGACAGCACGACCACCGAGCCGAGCATCGCCCAGGCCGAACTGAGCGTCCAACTGCGCGGGCGTAAAGCGGCGATGAACAGCCAGGCCGATACTGCGGCTAGTGTGAACAGCGGGAAGAGCAGCCCTAGTGTGCCGTGGTGAAACATCAGGGTGATGGTCACTCGTCGTCTCCGTTGCACAGCCCGGCCAGATGGTTCGCATACGCCTGTGCGGTCTTGAGATCGGCATGCTCCCATTCCAGCGATGTCCGGCCGGCGCGGATGATCACGCGCGGCGGGATTTTCTTGTCGCCGAACTCAAGACCTGCGTGAGCCACGACCGACGTGACGCTGCCAGGGTTGATCCAGGTGCCGTCGCCGAGTTGGATCAGGTGGCTCATGGGTTCGTCTCCACCCAGGCGTGCCCTGCGGGGGCAACCTGCCAGCCAGACCCAGTCTGCCATTCCAAGAACCCGTTCTCGGCCAACCAGGAGCGGTCATTGTTGGCACTGGTAGTGGTCTCGCCGCGGCGCTTGATGTTGTAGACCATCCGCAGTTGCAGTGACTGCGCCGTCGTCAGCAGCACGGTGCTCACAGGTTCGCCTCCAGCCAATCCAGTCCCGCCTGCGTGACGTGCCAGTCGTTCCTGCCGCGGTTCTCCAGCAGCCCTAGTCCAGCGAGCGCGACGCGTGCCGATGGCCGCTGGTATTCCAGGAACTGCTCACTTGGTGCGGCATAGATCTTCCGCAGCATCTCGGCCTGGGGTGTCGTCAGGCGTGCGTTGGTCATAGCCCGAGCGCCTTCCGGGTGTCCGCCAGCAGTTCGGGCACTTTTAACGGGTCCAGTGCCATCCAGCGCAGCAGCAGCAGCTTGCGCTCCTCGGCTTCGCGCATGAAAGCCAGCGTGTTCCGAAGTTGGCCTTCGTGGGCAATGCGTGCGTTGTCCCGTTCGCTCAGGGCCGCATCCCGCTCAGCCGAAACCTGTTGCTCCAACTCAGCCACGGCCTTGTGCAGCCGAACGTTCAGCACTGGCATACGCGCGCTCATGCCAGCGCCTCCCGTGCAGCGATGACAGCGCGCGCCTCGTCATCGCTGGTCTTTTCAGACCTGCCACCAACGGTAGGAGCCACGCCTGGCCACGCTTCAAGAATTGCCCACACCTTCGTCGGCAGGTCCGGGTCCGTCTGCTGCCACCCATCCGGCAGGTCAAACAGCGTCCAGTCGCCACACCGCGCGATCTTGGACGCGACCGGCATCACCATGGAAACCGTGCCCTGCATTTTGCAGATCATGGAACCTGAGCCGATGTGCGTCAGACTCCAGCGCGTGTTCTGCTTCGGCGTGGCCCAGCCGTCATGCGCCAGGCCGAGGCCGCGCATGACGTAACCGGATCGCACGTCAGGACCGTGGGCCATGGCGACCCAAAACGTGCCTGGGGTCCAGATGTCCCCGCTCATGCCGCCCGAGCCTCGCGCACGGCGCTGTCGAAGGAGGCCACGCTCATGCCCACCCCCCCCGATCCGTGACCACAACGCCCGGCCGTTCCAGCGCCTTGCCCCGAATGCGCGCCAGCTCCTCGCCCTTGGCCGTCACATCCCGCATCGGCATGGGGGCTTGGACAACCTCGTATCGCGGCTGACCAGCCACCGGCTCTGGCCGCAGCAGCCGCGCGACGTAGGCGACCGCAGCCTCAGACGGGTAGCCCGTGATGACGGCCGGACCGTCGCCGCTGATGGCCGACCAAGCCTTCGCAGACTTCTCTCGGACCAGGCTGGACACGTTGGCGAGCGACGCTTCCGCGGCAGCTTGGCTCACGTCCTGCGCGAAGATTTCCGCCCGGCGCTTGTGCCAGAACGCGATCCACGAGCGGTCCATCGCATCCAGGCCCTGCACGACGGGGCCGGCGATCTGCGGTGCTGATGCAGGCCGGTGAGCGTCCCACCATGCGTGCAGCGCCTTCCGCACGTCGTCGTAGGCCGGGAAGAACCGCTGACCCTGCACTGCGGCGTGTAGCGAGTCCGAGGTGAACGCTGCCGATGGAAAACCGTCCTTGGCGAGCATCCCGGCCATCAGCGCGATTCGGTCGGCGTTGACGGGTTCAGAGCCGGCAACAGTGAGGTTCGCCAGGCCCTCCAGCCAGCGGATGATGCGCGGGTCGGCGTTAGTTGAGGCGGACATGGGAAGCCTCCCCGTCAAGGGTTACAGGGCTGTCAAGGTCGTCCATCACGTCAAAGCGGCTCTGGATGCCGAGCTTGCGGCGGCGCTCCTCGGAGTGCGTTTCCCGGCGCTGCGGCAGTTGTGTCGGACGTGCCTGCATCGGCTCGTCCTTCCACCGTCCAGCCCGTAGCCATGACGCCGGAAGCGGGATGTAAGTTGGATCGGTGTTGAACCGGAAACGGGCAAGTCCAGCCATGATTTCAGCTACGCCGACCCCATGCGAGATGACGGAACGCCAAGCTTTCAGGCCGTCGTCGGACGCCTCGTGGCGCGGATAGGCGGCGTAAAACGCGGCGAACTCAGGATCAGCTTTCGCGGCTCGGGATCGGACGAGTGAGCGAAGCGAACGGTCTTCTTTCTTTTCTTCTGGTGAAGGTGAAGGTGGCACGCCCGCGTAAGGGCATGGCGTTTGCACATCCAAACGTGATGCATTTGCAGATGCATATGCATCATCATTTGCATGTCCATCTGCATCGACTGAACCGCCGTTTTCACCCCCTCCTGTATCTCCTTTTGCAGCCTGCTTGCGCCGCTGTTCCTTCCAACGAAGGTCAGCAGCGGCCCGCTTCTTGGCGCTGTTCTCGTCGGCATCAAAACGCTCGGCATCCAAGCGCTTCTGGCGCAGCTTGCCATCAGCGGCGGTGAAGAACCCGCGCACGATGAGTCCGGTGTCCGCCGTCCAAGTCTTTCGATCCACCCGCGCGATGCCAGCCAACGCCCGATCATCATCCGGCAGTGGACCATTGCGCCAGTAGTGCATGAGCAGCAGCAGGTATGCCCCATGCTCCCGCGCCTCAAGGTGCATGGTATCGGCCAGATAGTCCCCGATGTAGAGGGGCATCCAGGTTGCAGTTTTGCTCATTGCAGCCACTCCTGCACGAGCCTTCGGCCCTTGCGGCGATTACAGTCGCGGCAAGCCGCAACGAGATTGCTAGGATCGGTGATGCCGCCGTTCGCCACCGCAAGAACGTGGTCGCACTCAATGGGGCCACTGGTGTCAGCGCAGTACCGGCACGCGTATCCATCCCGGCGCAACACCAGTGCGCGCATGGCGCGCCAGGCTGCGAACGTCACACCCGTTCCGCGTTCGGCCCATGTCTTTGCGGTGCGCTGACGCCGCCAAAACTCTAGGTGACGCGCGATGGAGCGTGCGCTGGGAAACGGTAGCCCGTGCCGCCCAAGATGCCGGCAGCAGAAAACCCCGTGTTCCACCTGCATGAACAGGCCCGCCTGTAGCGGCGCCGCGATCTCGCCCCAGGTCGTAAACAGGCCGGGAATGGTGAAAAACCCAGGCCCGTCTGACATAGACCAAGCCCGAATGACGGTCAGTCTGTCATTGTCCGTCAGCGAGTTGAATCTCTCGTCCTGCCATAAGGCGGGATGAATGCTGCGGACGCGGCTCACTGTCCGCGGCCCTTCATCGCCGCAGCGATCATCGCGCGGCAGTCGGCATCCACTTGGTTCAAGAAGGCCGCGATCTCATCGCGGGGCACACCATCAGCCAGAGCCTGGCGGCACAGCTCAAGTAGCTGCGCACGGCTTGCTTGGACGGCTAGATGAGCCACGGTTTTTGGGAACAAGTTGCGCGGAGACGCGCCTCGCGGTATGCGAGTGTCGTTGTCAGCCATCACCTCGATCCTTCCGAGTGGGTGGTCAGGCCGGGAACAACACTCGACGCCAATCGAGTGCCCGGCCGCCCTGCATGAGGCAGGGCAACCAAAGTTATACCTTGAATCACCGCAGCACGGCAACAGGTCCGGGAGCCTAGCGCTCATTCAGCCACATCCCGCAGCAGCCGCGCCCGGTCCGGCGTCACCCCATGCCGCGCGACGATGACCAGCCGGCGCTTGCCATACCAGTCCTCCTCGACGATCTTGATGAGGAGCTGCTGGCCGGTGCGGTCCTCGATGTGGCCCTGGAAATACGGACCCTGCTTGGACAGCTCGGCCTGGCCGACGTAATCGGCTTTCCGACGGTCATCGCTGGTTATGGTCATGCGGCGACCGCCCGCACAGGCACCTTCTCGACGCAGCACAGCAGCCCCGCCGCATCGGCTGCGTGCTCACTGTCCGGCCACCACCCGCGAGCCTGCACAGCCGCCATCACTGCAGCATCCATACGCCGGTCGCGCGCCGCCTTGGACGGCTCGACGGCCTTGCTAATGGTGCCGAACCCCAACAGCCACTTGCGGACCTCACCAGGTGAGCGATCCGTGCGGTTGATGCTGCGCGCCCAGGCTGCGGCGTGCGCCACGCCCTCCATCGCCGTCTTGAGTCTGCCGCTGGCATTGTTCCCGCCATACCCGCGCTCGACGGCGAGATAGATCAGCGGCTCCTCATCCAGCATCGCGTCAATCCAGTCCGAGAATAGGGCGAGGGCCTGGCCGTGGTCTGCGATGCCGCGCACGCTGAACATGCCGCTCCGCCCGTGGGGGCGTGCCCAGCCAACGCTGGTGCCGATGTCGAGGGCTAGGACGGTCACGCCGGCCTACATCCCAAGCGCGCGGCGATACACGTCCAGCAGGCTCTCCTGCTCAGCCACATCCGCCGGCTCCTGCTTGCGGATGCTGATGACGGCGCGGATCACCTTACAGTCAAAGCCAGCACTCTTCGCCTCGGCAAAGATGTACTTGATGTCGGAACCAAACGCCTTGCGCCCCTCCTCCAGCCGCTCGACCCGCTCAATCAAGGACCTCAGCCGGACCGCCGCGATGCCCTGCGTGGCAGCGTCCCGCGCATCGTTCTCCGGGTGCGTGCCGAGTACATCGGCCTCAATATCAAGCTGGGTCATGGACGCCTCCAGTTGTTGAGTTTGCGGGATCACGCCTCAAGCGCCAAGCGGAACGACTTAGGCTTGCACCACAACGATCGCATGGAACATTGATTGAGTTACTGGCGGTCAAACCCTGCGCCTCCAGAAAAGAATGCCAACCACCGGCAAGAAAAGAACTGCTAGGCTTGATGGTTCGGGCACCGGCTGCGGGGCGACGTCCAGTTGCTCGGTATTTCCGAGGAGGTGCCCCGATCCGGCGCTGGGCGCACTCGGCTGCACATGCGTTCCAACATCGCGGGCGGCTCTCCCAGGGGCAGCCGATACTCCCGCTATACCCAGCGCCGGCACCTCTCTGTCTGAGGGAGAGGGTCCGAACCCGCCCGCGCCGAACCCCGATCCGAACGGCGCATATCCGGCATCGCCGAACCCAAATCCCGGCCCGCCCAGCGCATACGCCCCGCCGCCGAACGCATCGGGCTGGCCGATCAGGGGCAGCACCGGCGCCAAGGCACGCGCGGGCAGCGTCGCTACGGCAGGCCCGGCCAAGAGCGGCAACGCCAGCGCCCCGGCACGCGAGCACGGCCAGACGATGGAACGCGCGATCTCCGCCGGGCCGACATGCCGGTAAAACTGCCAGACGCGGACGCAATCGATGGTGGTATACCGCCAGGCCATCAAACCGGCACCCCAGCCGCCATCCAATACCCCTGCCCCCGCGCCGACCGGATCAGCGGCTGCCCGTAGCGATCCGCCGGCAGCTTCTTGCGCAGGTTGAACACGAGCTGGTCCACGCTGCGATCCAGGCCGAGCTTGTCCCGGTTCAGCGTCCGGTGCAGCGCCGTCAGGCTCAGCACATCTCGCTGAACAGGCTTGCCGTTTGCCAGCGCGAGCGTCTCAAGCAGCAGGTATTCGGCATATGTGAGAGGCAGCGTCTCGTGTCCCACCGTGGCCCGGCGCCGGACGGTGTCCACGAGCACGGCGTCAATCAGCAGGCGTGCGGGGCGCTCCGGCTGCAACGGGAGGGTGAGAGCCGTCATGCGGCAGTCCGCCGCTCGGCCAGCATCGCCAGCACGGCGCGCCCGATGGCTTCTGCAACCTGCGGCACCACCGCATTGCCCAGCGCGGTCAGGCGCTCTTTGCGGTGCGGCTGGCGCGGCGCGGTGCGGGGGATGCCGCGCTCCCAAGTGGCGGAACGGTCCAGCCCGGCGGGAACCCCATCAGCAGTTCCACCCAATCCGCCGAGAGTGCCCCAGGCATTGTCCCGGACAACGGGCGACTGTTGCCTTGACGGCCCGTGCTGCACGATTTCCAATCGCAGGCCGTGGGAGTGGGATGTATCGCCACTTTCGTTGCCAACCCATCGCCGCTGTTGGCCGACGCTCCATGCCGGTTGTAGTTGCCGCATACCGTGGGCGTCGGCCAGAGCGTCCGCGCCGAGACCGCCTTGATGAGCGTTCCGCCCTCCCGCGACTTCCGCGCCGTCACCCTTCCGCCCTTGGAAGCCAAACTGGCTGTCGGCGTCGGCCACGGCCGCAATCCAGACCCGTGCGCGCTTGTGCGGGGCGCCGACATGGACAGCTCCCACCACTCCCGCCCACCAAGCGTAGCTGTGCGCTTCCAGGTCACCGCACACCCGGTCAGCGCCGCGAGTTCGCAGGTTAGGGCTGTTCTCAATGAGGACCAGCCGGGGTCGCACTTCCCCGATGATGCGGGCGTATTCGGACCAAAGCCCTGAGCGGGGATCGTCCAGCCCGGCACCTTTACCTGCTGCGCTGATACCTTGGCAGGGAAAGCCGCCGCAGATGGCATCCACGGCAATTCCATCTGCTGCCAGGCGGGCGCCGGTAAGGGTCCGCACGTCGTCATAGCAGGGCACTCCGGGCCAATGCTTCGCCAGGATGGCGCGGGGGAAGGTTGCGTTTTCGCAGAAGGCGACGGTGCGGAAGCCTTGGGTTCTCTCCAACCCGAGGTCAAAGCCGCCAATCCCGCTGAACAGGGACAGGAGGCGCATCATGCCCGCGCCTTTCTGCGCTCGACGCCATCCCAGGCAGCTACTGCTGCGACCGGGCATCCAGCACAATGAGCCGGTGAAGCGGCGGCGGCGGGTCCAGACGGTCCCCCACCCTGGCGAACCATATCGCCCGGCGCCGGAACCACTGCGCAAGCCGCCACTGTATTCGCATCAGTGCTCCATTCACCAAGCAGGCGGACCAGTTCCGCCCGCAGTTCAGCCGACTGCCGGGCCATGCTCAGCAGGGTGTCGGCATCGGGTCGAAACCGGCGCTGCACCCAGCCCTGGGCCGTGCGGACCGGACCAGCCGCCGCCTGCGCCGCGCGCTTGGCTGTGTGTTGCGGCCAAGCCGCACGAAACAGGTCAGCCGCCGTCAGAACGTGCATTCACGTCCCCGATCATGTTGATGGTGGACCGATAGAGGCGCTTTGTTCCTGGCGTTCACCACGGCGCCCACTCGGACAGGACCATGACGACCATCACCAGCACCGCATCAGCCTGCATGAGTGGCCACCAACTTGGCCCGCAGCCGCTCGCTCAACTGCGGACGCCCGCTTGTGCCCTCCCACAGATGGCCGGCGCAGTAGGGCTTGCCGCGCTCGCACGGCGCATCGCACAGCATCCGGTGCCGCCCGTTGACGGTCGTCGGCCACTGGCAGTCCCCGCCCGTCCCGGCGCGAACTGGATGCGGCGCCTGCACGGCGACGGCAGGTGGCACGAAGGCAGGCTTTGGCGCCTTGGCCAGTTCCCGTTGCGCGGCCCGTTGTGCCCGTGCCTCGCGGCGCTGAACCTGATCGGGATCGTTGCCGCCTGCAATGGGCAACGAACGCCGCGGCAGGCCGAGGCGGTGCACCTTGCCGATGATGGCGTTTTTGGATTTTTGGAGGCGCACGCCGATGATCGCGGCGCTGTGGCCCGCATCCCAAAGGCTTTCGAGCAGCAGCAGGCGAGCGTCTGTCCAGCCGGTGGCGGCGCTGCGTTCGGCACGACCTACGGCCAGCGTGGCGAGGTCGCGCTCGGTCGCGGGCCGGTTCGGCTGGCGGTTGCCGGGGCCGCTCACGGCGCACCCTGCATCAAACGCCACACGGCCCAAATCACAAACCCGCCGCACACCCACAGCACGATGGCCATCAGCGCGACGACCAGGGCCGGCGGCATGTTGCTGCGGAGGTCGTCGTCGTCATCATTCACGGTGACGCACCACGGCCATGAACAGCGCGCCGATCAGGGCCAGGCAGACCGCGGCGAGGCCGATCTCAAAGATGGTCAGGGCTATGAGGGCTGGGGCGTTCGCGCAGGTCATCAGGCGCCCCCGCCATTGCTGGCAGGA